AAAGTTCACGTCGTCGTCAAGCAGCAGCGACACGATTTTATCAGACGCATTCCCGCTTGACGAAAAGAAAGAGGTGGTTGTCGAGTTTGACATCCTTGCCGACAATGCAGCGGCACAACCAAAGGTTGAAATAGCTTTTCTAACATCGGCAGCGGGTGCAATTAGCACAACCACGCTGTATTCATCGACCGAAGGCATTACCCCTACAGCGTGGACGAGAATCTATGGACTGAACACGACCCCGCCGGGGAATACGCGATACGGACAAATAAAGATCACGGGCAATGCGTCTGGAACCGGGCGCACTGTTAATTTCGACAATATGGAAGTGACGCAAGTCAATCCATTTCCAGTTGTCACTTCTTACAACATCTATGGTCTGAAATTATCGCGGGATGCCGGTGACACCTCTCACGATGTCAACATCACCGCCGGTGCCTGTAAAGATGCGACACTGGCTGAAGACATAGTGCTTGTCAGCCAGATCACCAAAAAGATAGACAGCACTTGGGCCGTTGGTGATGATGCCGGTGGACTTGCGTCGGGTGAAAGTTTATCTGCGAGTATTTGCCTGTTCGTGTGGTTGATCAAGAATCCGACTACAGGAAATGTTGATGCTTTGATTTCAACGTCGGCCAGTTCTCCAACCATGCCGTCGGGTTATACGATAAAACGATACATCGGCAGTTGGAAACTCGACGCCTCAAATGCTCTGTTGAACGCCAGATGGAAAGGTGACGAATACATCATTCTCGCTGATCCTGTCGAAGAATTTTCCGACACCTCGTTAACTTCCGGTAGTTCAAACGTCGAAACCGTTGCTATCAATGCACCGCCAGAAGCGTATGTCCATTACACCGCAAAGCTTGATGATGGTGGGGGTACAAACTTCACCAACGCTGAACTTAGCATCGGGCCGGGTGATGGAAGTTGGACATGCCACACGGCTGGTTGCAAGTATGACGGTGCTGATTTAATTCAGATGAACGCAGAGGGTTGGGTGAACACAAATACTTCGTCGCAAATCAAATATTTCATTACCTTCTCCGGGCCAGCGTCGCCTGATCTTGCTTTGAAAATACTTGGTTGGCGTGATCTGAAAATACTGCATCCATGATCGAATTTCCGTTTATCGGCGGCACTTATCCTGACTCTTCGTTTAGCAGTCAACGGACTGTCAATATGTATCCTGAGTCTGACGAAGCCTACAAGACCGAAACGATTTTGCAGGGTTTTCCCGGCTATTCATCTTGGATAGCGTTGGGCGATGGCCCTGTCCGGGCGATGGCAACATTTCTTGGCAAGCTGATAGTTGTCGCTAACAATACTGTTTTCAGTGTTAGCCCCGGTGGAGCATCCAAAAAGATCGGCTCTATTGGCACCACTGACGGCTTTATCTCGATGGACGAAAACGGCATCGAGTTAATCATCGTTGATGGCACCTCTGGTTACCTTTACAACGGTGCAACGTTTTCTGAGATTACCGACACCACATTCCAAGCGACGAACGCAACCCATGTGACACACATGGATTCGTTTTTCATCGTCAACCAAAAAGACAGCGGCGCGATATGGGTTTCGAACAGCTTTGATGGTGCAACATGGAGCGCGACCCGCACGGCGACGGCTGAATTCAAGTCTGATCATGTCATTGCGCTGTGGGCTGATCGTGAGTTGATGCTAGGTGGTGACAAGACAACGCAAGTTTATTACAACTCTGGTGCTTCCCCAATGCCGTTTGAAGCCATCAGAACAGGTCGAATCATCTATGGTGTGGCTGCGCCTCAGTCCGTTGCGATTGTAAATAACACAAGCCATTTTCTCGCGCAGGATGCGAACGGTGGTGTGTTCGTGGCGCGGATGAACGGTTACACGGTCGAGCGAGTATCAACCCGCACGATGGAAACCCTCTGGGCGGGTTATACCGACTTTGAAGATGCGTTTGCAATGGCGGTTCACTGGCGTGGACATGAATTTTATGTCCTGACATTCGACAAAGCAGACACTACGCTTGGTCGCACGTTTGTATTTGATGCAAGCACCGGGATGTGGTTTGAACTTGGCCCTTATCAGGCATCGATTGGTGACTTCTCAAAATGGCCTGTTCGCGCCCATGCGTTTTTTAACGGAATGAATATCGTGGGTGACAGTGACGGTACATTGCACAAATTAAGTGACACTGTATTTACGTTCAACGGCACGACCATGATTGCGCTTCGACGCGCCCCGATCATTCACCAAGACCGACAACGCATGTTTGTTCATAAGCTGCAACTCGATCTTGAAACCGGTACATCAACCGTTGCATCTGGCACGGGTTCTGATCCACTTGTGATGCTGGATATTTCTGAAGACGGTGGTCGAAGCTGGAAGTCACGAACAAAGAAGATTGGTGCAACCGGCGACTACACCAAACGGGTGCAGTTTCATCAACTCGGCTCGGCTTATGATCTAGTGTTTCAAGTGTCAATTTCTGACCCTGTTCCTAGAAAGTTTCTGGCCGGTTATGTCTCGTGAGTGAGTTTTCCCCACCGCCACCTATCGGGCGAATCAGGGCCGATGGAACCGCTGAAATCACGCCTCGTGATCTTGAAGCGATTTCTGCGTGGCTTCAGCAAAACAATATTTACAGGACCGCAACGACAGACACTTTAACGACATCGGTAACGGCATTGGAAGCTACGGTGTCTGATGATGTTGTCACGTTGACTGACACACAAACACTAACGCAAAAAACACTGACTGCCCCAGCTTTGACTTCGCCCGTTGTGTCTGCGCCTGTTGTGACTGGGGGAACATACTCTGAACCATCCTTGGATACGCCATCGATTGCATCTGGTGTTGCCAGTGATTTGTTTGAGTTTGCAGTTCAAGCAGGGCCACCTTTTTCGGTGGCGTCAAATGTGCAAGTGACCAACCTCAATGCTGCGCTTTTGAATGGAATGGTTGCTATCGACGAAGACAACATGGCAAGTGATAGCGCAACCTCATTGCCAACTCAACAAAGCGTCAAAGCATACGTTGATAATGAAGTCAGCACACTTGCAACGAAAGGACAGTTAGTCGGCGTTAATACGCAGACCGGCACCACTTACACGCTGGTCATCGGTGATAAGGGAAAAGCGGTTGAGATGAACAACGGTTCGTCCAACACTTGCACTGTTCCGCCAAACTCGTCTGTTGCGTTTCCAGTGGGATCAACGCTTGCAGTAACCCGTTACGGTGCAGGATCAACAACAATCGTGGCGGGTAGCGGCGTGACTTTACGCAGCGAAGGCAGTGGTTTGGCGATTACCGGTCAGTACGGCGTTGCCAATCTTTATAAACGTGCGACCGATGAATGGGTCGTTTACGGAGATATCTAAATGTCGTGGTTCGATGATTTAACAAAAGGGTTCGGTGGCATGTTGGGATTGGGTCTGTGGGCGAAATATGAAAAAGACCGCCGAGACCGCATTACCGCCAGCGTGACCAAAAGCATTGGAGAAGCCGCTGGGGAAGCTACGACAACGCTTACGGAAGGGGCTGACGAGGCCAGCACTCGACTAAACGAAGGGTTCGATGCTGCACTTGATGCACTACGCAAAGGTAATGCCAATGCTGCCCAACAAATTCTGAAGGGGTTGGGCCTTAGTACGACTGAGTTGGAAAAATGGGTCGATGTGGCGACCAACTCTCTGCAATGGATCGTTGATTTCGGGCAAGAGGCTATTCCAGTTTCGCGGGCGTACATGAAAGAGATGGCTAATCTCATTATGAACCCCGACGCCATTTATGAATCAAATGCGTGGAAAGCACACAAGGGTGTCGTGATGGATGCAGTTCAGAATAGTGCGTCCGCTCGATCTGGACTAACGAACAGTAACACGCTGGCGGCGATGTCAGACCGCATTGGTGCTGAAGCGATGAATTTTCGTCAAGCGCAACTCGGTGCTTTGCAGCAGGGTTATTCAAATGCTGCTGGACAGATTGGTTTGGGTTCGCAAGCAGCTACGAATCAAGCAAACATACAAGCAAACCTCGGAACTAATTTGGCGAACACATACACCAACGCTTATAACCAGCTTGGGGCAAATCAAATGGCGTTGGGTGTTGGAGAGTCTGGTTTGCAGACTGGTCTGGCAACCGGCCTTGCTAACATCAGAAGCGGTTTATCGCAAAACCTCGCTAACGTTGGTATGGGTGCGGCGGCAAACACGGCTACTATACAAATGGCGAATGCGGCGAACAGCCCGTTCGCTGATCTTGCAAAAATCTACGCTTACAACATGGGTCAACAGAATGTAAAAGACCCCAAAGACCCAAGACAAACGGCTTCTGTCCCTTATCAGGCTTCTGTCCCTTATCAATCGGGTGAGTTTATGAATCAAAGAAGTTTTGGTTCTGGATTACCTACTGATGAATACGGAAGAGCTATAAACAACCGTAACATGGTGTCTATTAGTCCAAATCGAGGCGGGACGTATCCCAGCCCAACCACTGTGAGAATCGGATAATGCCAGTTCAATTCCCAACAGTTACAGTGCCGCAGCAACAAGGCACTGATCTCTCGTCATCGTACTTGCAAGGCCGACAAGCCGCCCAACAACAGGCGACGGCCCAACAGCAACTTGCCCAGCAACAGTTTGCAAATCAGTTGAAGACGCAGGAGTTATATGGCCCCGGAGCGCAATTGCAACAACAGGCTGTGCAAGCGAAAATTGATGCTGATTTTCAGCGATTATCTACACTTCTTTCTCAGAAAAAAGTAGCGGACTATAATTTAACGCAAAAGCGGCGTGCTTCCGACGCGCTGGACACATTTGCTGCATCGGATTTGCCTGTAAGTCTTAAATCACAGGGTGTTGATTCTGATGAGTGGAGTGTTTATCAAAAGATGGTTGGCGCGAGACAGATTACAGAAGCGTTCAACTTTCTGGAGAGTTCTAAAGACAAAGAGGTCACGCCTGATGCAAAGGTTCGGCAAGCGGGCGCTTATGCTACTGCTAAGATAGAAGGAGAAGGAGGAACCGTTGACAAGGAAAGTCCAGACTACCAACGGCATTTTGCTAATTATTTGGCTGGGATAACACGAGAAACGCGCCCAGAGATTATAAAGCTGGCTGAACATCAAGCACGTTCAATGGGCTATGAGTCGGGTTCGGGGGAATTCAACGAGATAGTGCGTGGCATAGTTTCCAGATTTGTTGCGAAGCAAGTTGCTGAAAAGGGCTGGGACGGGTATCAGCCAGCCTATGTTATTTGGAACAATGGACTTGTCACAACATTTAATAGAAAAAACGAAAAAGAAGTTGCCGACGCCAAGGATTCCATTCTTAAAGGTGGGAAATACGAAGGTGGTGTGATTACTAGTCAACTACCTACTGGTGCTGCCTCGATAGCTGAAATGACAGGTAGACTGTCGCGCAAAACGATATCTGGATATCAACAAGAATTGTTCTCGGTGGATCAATCGATTGGTATACTCGATGATG